GGCAGGGCGCAACTTAATCATCTTCTTGGGTGCCCCATTCTGATTGCCGAATACTACGGTTTCTATTGCCTTCTGTACTTTCGGATTGTTCGAGATGGCATTTACTACCTCGTAGGCTGTTTCGGCAGCTGTTATGGCACCCTGATATTGAGCCATGTCCTTCTTATCAAGAATCTGACTCAAAAACTTCTTCATCGTATCGTTTTGTCACGGACTTCCTGGACGATACCAGGGACTGTTCATCTGTAGTCTCGGTTGAACTGTGCAGTCTCTACGCTCGCTGGACTAGCTTCGCACGGGATTACCGTTATGGTTCTGCCACTACAGACTCCGCTGGCCTCTCCAGTCTAGGTGTGCGCTATACTGATTGAAGTAGCGACACCATTCAACTGGCATTATTTCGCGTATCTCTGGCAAGTCGAGGGTATGTATTGTTTCTTGCGTATCGAGATAACGCTCAATTTGGAGTTGATGGCCCACTGAAACCCCAAAGCATCGTTCGACCAATATTCGATTTTCGAACGGTATAGGACCCAACAACCTGGCGTCCAATTCAGGCTTATAGTGTTCGAAATCGCCGTTTGCAAATGTGTGTCTCCACATTGACGTGTCCTCACGGCAATTCAGGCCCCGGGTACAACGGAGAATGTATTTGGCCAACGACCTAATGACCGGCGCCTTCGGAGCCATATAAAGCAAGGAATACCCCTTTGCTCTCAATAACTCCTTTCGCACTCTAGGTCCAGCAAATCGTTGTGCTCCAATGCTCCACCCAGTAGAAGCCAAATAGTATGCAGGATCAACGACGTTTTCACGCACGCTAGTGTCGAATATGAGCCCACAAAACTCAGCACTTGATACGTCGCTACAACGCTTTATCTTGATCCTCATTCCTAATGCTTCGAAATCCTTGGGGGTTACCAGCCCCTCTCGAACAACAAAAAGCCCATCATCTCCCTCTACGATCCCATTAGCGTTTCTCACGCCCTTGCCATTCAAAATGTAGCTCATGAGCACCAGATTCGTAAATCCGTTGCCCAAGGACGTGCACATCTCTCCCGACATCCGACAATCAGACATGAATGACCCAAATTTACTGGACACTCTACGAAAACCCATCTGTGTTTGAATCAGCTCCAGGATAGTATTACGCAGCGGAAGGCGCGAACACATGTATTTGTACAGTTCCCATTCGCACACATTTCTCAGCTGCGCACCCAGATGACCGTCAAAACAAGTATAGTCAGTGGCGATCAAACTACCTTCCCAGCCGATTGTATCCATAATATACTTGGGTCGATCACGCTCAGGGATATGCTTCACAAACGCCTTATGTGAATAAACTATCTCCTCAATTGCATGGAACACTGGACCCAAATGCATCTTCAGTGTTATTGATGGAGCATTTATTCCCCGTGGTATCTTAGAGCAACTCGGCATACGCTCGCTCTTAAGAAACCCCTTAAAACGCTGAGCCTTGGCGGAAAAGGGATCGACGCCCAACTCAGCAGCCTTCAGAAACTGATTCTTGATCACCGCACTGTAGCTCGTTTTCGATAGCCAAGTCTGCAATGATAAGTCAGTGTTACCTTCCAATGGACGAAAATGACGCCGAACAAATACGCGCACATATGCACGCAAGTGTCTCAACAAACGAGGAGGCGTCTTACGCGGTGCTGGGCGACAGCACCTATAGGACACAGCATCACCCCAGTTCTCCCATGATCCTGTATCAGGGAGCGGGAGAGCGGCACCCTCCACATGCATTCCTAGGCTGACTCCCATAACGACATGTTCACAGCGTCGTCGGTTCACTTTCAGCCTGCAGCCAGCCCGCAGTACTTGGTCATGATCAGCACCATGCATTCTGCTAATGTAACCAAGCAAGCCTAGACGGCTATCTGCGGCGGGAGGGCGCCCGCTCAAAAATATGGGTCTCGTACGATCTCTCCACGCCTGATCAGCATCACATGGTACACAAGTAACGCTGAATCATGTGTGATTGAATGGTCGAACGAATAGTCCATATTTAAAGTGACTTGTCGACGTAAATATTCCTCGATTCTATCTAGCGAAGGCAACGTTGTTTGTGGCAACGCTTGCAATGCCGAGAAATACAAGAACGGGGAAACAATGTGCTGCGTCACGAAATGCTTTAGTGGATCATCATGGAGACGATGCTCAACACGATAAGACCATAAATGGCATGGCTGACGGTGCAACTCTTGTCCGACTAGCTCGGGTCTTCGGACGTCAAATACCTGTCCATTACCTCCTTCGCCGAGCCTTACATCATCAAACTCCCCTTCACGCAACCAAGTCACAGTTTTCTGTGCTATCTCTACGGGTTGCCAGTACCACACGACCAAGAGGACTACAATTGCTCCGGCTGATACAAGCCATGGTTCAACGGTCCCTACCTTGGCCCCAATACTGATGTTCAACGTGCCAATCACTAATTGGCATTTACGTAGAACATTATTAGGGAGACCCTCCTCGGGCACTCTTATACACCTAACAACACCCCATAAGATACACAGAACCAGGTAAGCCAACAGCCACAACCAATGTCTATCATCACGCCGGGTCGTCCTCCCAGCATGAATGAAACGTACACGGCTCGGTGGCGGATTCACCATGATATAGTTCGAATGGTGTGGTTCATCCTGCTCAACTTCTCCAGAGACGCCGTGAATCTTGATGTCGTAATCAAGACTCGTGTGTGGATAGAGGTCCAGCTCACGCAGCTTCTCCATCGCTTTAATATCGGATAAGCAATAAGGCCGGGTCACATCACCGTGAATGATTG